CGTAAGCTTCACCAGCATGTCAGATGTAAAGTTCATGGTACCGTTGTTTCTCCCAAGAGAACATACATCGGTTTTCAATGACGAAGACGAAACAGTGGATTCTGATCGTCCTTGTCGTTCTTGCAGTCCTCGCAAACGCGTCCGGAGGTCTCCGGGACATGTTTGGGATTTCTGTATTTGGGGCGTCGAAGGAGCATGGATGGGCGGATGGCCTCTTTCTGATGTTAGCCGCGATTCTTGCGGCTCTTGCGCTTTGAGCGACGGGTCTTCCGCCGTCCTCCCTGAACCTTTGTTGAGGTCGAGTCCTGCCCGATCTTGCGCGCGAGCTTGTACTCGGTGGTCCAGAGGTTCCGCTCATCCGGAGGGGTATCGACCTCGGCATTCAGCTCCGAGAGCTCGGCACGCTGGCGACGGCTCAAGGGAGTCCGATCCGCCCTGCGAATGATGACGATATTCTGACGAGGAACGGGCTTGTCCCATGTATCGCGACGACCAGGCATTGTCTAGAGGAAAGACAAGAATGGAAGTCTTAGGGTGGATCTCCTTGGGGACATTAGTCGGTTCATTTATTCTGTGGTTTTACCTTACGGACCGGTCGACCCAAATCCGCCAGCTCCTCGCTGGTCTGGGGCCGGAGGAAGATCCTCGGGGCGCTCCACAACCTTCACCGTCGTGAACGGAAGCCAGTCGTGCGCGACGATCTGAAAGAGACGGCGTCCAAAGGGGATCTCATACTCGTACTCCTTCCCGAAGTAGTCCACGCGCGCAATGAGCTCGCCCCGATAGCCCGCATCTGCAAGGCCAATCTGGTTGGACATTCGAAGAGGAGTCATGGAGGTCGACGAACGCGCCAGGAGAAGAAGGGGAACAGGTCCGTGGATCACGCTGGTTGCAACCGCCACAACTCCCGTGCGAATCTCACGACCGAGGAAGTTCTGGGGCAGATTGGAAAACACGTGATGCGGGCAGATCAGGTCCACCCCGCTGTCTGTTGCACGACGATTGGCGATGTGCTCGCGCATAGCCTGACGCAGGATCGGGTCCGCAATCCATAGAGACAGAGTGCTCATGACCTCTTACGAGTTGTGCGCCGGCGACGTGTAAGCCTGCGACGACGGGAGCGCCCCTTGCCCTTTGCGAGAGCAAACGCATCCTCGCGGGTCGCAATTCCATATTTCTGAATGCGCGCAACATCCGACGAGACCGCTAGGGCAACAGGCGTCAGCATCGCCTTGAGCACCCCGTTGGAATACGCCTTCGGAATGCTGTTGCGGTACTTCAGTTCAATGTCGGCCAGTGCGGCGCGCTCGTGGTCGCGGAGGCTCCCCTCCCTCTTCTTGAGGTCGTAGTAGGTCGTGAACTGAAAAATCCACTCCACCTGCGGGTCCTTCCGCATCCGTCCAACGGTGTCACGATCCTTCGCGGCGTAGGCCTTGAGGAACGCCGCCAGCTTTGTCTTGAACGCGTCTTTCTGCAGGTCTGCTTCCAGCTTCGCGTCCAGGTCTCCAAACGGATCCATTTGTTCTCTCACCAGACGATTTCCAGTTCCTGCGTCGACCAGAACTCAGCCGTTCCATCGGGAAGCTGACGGCGCATCACAAAGGGAAGCTTCCGCAGTTCGATCTCACGCTTGGCGACGTTCCAGACAAACAGGGGGTCGCTCTGGCGAAGACCCGTCAGCTCGACCAGAGGCTTTGCACCTTCGGCAAGCTGTTGAGCCCGCATGGCGACGAGGGCCGTGTACTCATATTTGGTGTAGTAGCCTCGAGTCTTGCGAGGTTGCTGGACCGACTCGACAACCTGGGCGCGAAAGACGGGCTTGACTTCGGGGTGCTCCATTGTATACCCCAACGAAGGTTTCAGCGAAAATCTTCCGTTTTACTAAATGCCGAGTGTCCCCGATGCCTCTCAGATGACGCGCATGCTCAAGGCAGCTGCGACCGTGAACACGGATCCCGAGAAGAAGTCCCGCACCTTTGTGGCTCCCACGAAGGGTGGCTACCTGCCGGCCCAGCTTCGAGCCTCTGAGGTTCGGCGCTATATTCCCGGAACCGTTCTTGCGATCCCGGTGTGGGAGTCTCCGCAGGCGGGGCGGAAACTGTTCTTGAAGTAAAGTAATGCCGACTCTCTCTGCCTCGGACTACACACGGTACCTCAAGCTCAAAAGTGCAGCAGCTTCCTACCAAAACGGGCAGGTTCCCAAGTCGGTGCAGACGACCGCTCAGGTTGTCCCCGTTGCAAGCATCCTCAACGCTGAGGTTCTTGCCAGTCAGGCTGCCTTTGTGACGAACAGGACGGTCACGAACATCGTCGGAAACGCGCGGGTTGTGGCCCAGCAGGTCGTCCAGACTCGCTCCAATCCCGATGCGCGCTCTACGGTCTCCTATGCGGGAACGTCCGGTGCCCTCGGATCCTCTCGCGTCCAGCAACCGGGCGGTCTCCCGTCAGGCTTTAAGTCCGCAACGAGCACGTATACTCGTCTCCCCCAGCAGGCGGGGTGGTAGCCAGTCTACTCATCATTCTGACGTGCGAGTTGCTTCCACGTCTCCTTACACACCGTACACCGATAATACCACATCACGGTCGATGCATCAAGTTTGATGCCCTTGATGGAGGATTCCCGTCCCCGCGTGGCACACTCGCCATTCGGGCACACCATCGTCGTGAAGGTCGGGAGCGTTGGGTCATACTCGATATAGGGGTTGATCGAGTACTGCGTGGCCGTGTCTTGCTGGAGGCTGTGGTCGTAGACAATCGGATTGGCCTTGCTGACCGCTTCCTCGTAAGGACAGGACCGGCACTTGCGAAACGCAGTGCGCTTGCCCTCCACCTCACGCTCAATTGTGTCAAACAGGAAGTTGGAGCAGTCACGGCAGAACTTCATTGTGCTTGTCTTCTCCGGAGACATTCCGGGTCCGTTTTTGTGCGTTCAAAACGGATGGGCGGCCAAGAAGTTGTCGAGGGGAGTATCATGGCGACTCGTCTGGATCTCTTTCTGAATGGAAACCCGAATGGAAAGACGGACCGGGAAAAGGTCAGCCGACAGGTCACCGACAAGGACAAGCCCTTCAGCCACTGGTCCTTCGAGAATCGCGAGAAGTGGATGATCAATGACGATGACCAGGAGGAGTTCCTGAAGCTCTACTGTGCAGACCTCCGGAATTGCAAGGCTCGCTTCCTCACGGAGAAGTCGACGCCGATCGGTCAGGTGCGCATTGACCTGGACTTCAAGTACAAGGGGCGTGTCGAGGAGCACAAGCACACCCAGGAGCAGGTCGTTGCGTTCGCGACCGCCTTCATGACGAAGCTCAAGGAGTATCACGTCATGCCGGAGAGCGTGGAGCTCTACGTCCTGGAGAAGGACCACCCGACCTACAGCAAGGCGGATGACCTCTCTAGCTCTGGCATCCACATCCAGATCCCCGCGGTCAAGACTCGTGCGGATGTCGAGCAGAGCATCCGTCGCTCGCTCCTCAAGGACATGGAGTCCTTCTTCCCGGACCTCGGGTGCACGAAGCCCTGGGACGATGTCTATGACAAGCAACCGCTCAGCCACACGAACAACTGGCCTCTGCTCGGCTCCCAGAAGAAGACGGATGGTGCGCTTCCGTACAAGATCCGCTACATGCTGGACTGGGATCCCGAGACGGGCGAGCTGAGTATCGACGAGAACGTTCCCGAGGTGATCACACCGGAGCTCGTCAAGAAGCTCTCGGTTCGCTCTCGGAAGGACGATGAGACTCCGCTCACGGACTATGCGAAGGATCACTGCCGTCCTCCGGCTGAGGCTCCGGTCAATCGCTCGGTGTCTCGCGGTCGGCAGATGGAGCGGACGCAGACGGACTCGCGTGGCTCGTCTCCAGGCCGGGGCGTCTATATCGCACCGCTCTCGGATACGTTCAAGGATTACATTGACAAGCACGTGAAGAACCTCGGGGAGCATCGGCACAGCGGAGACCATAACGACTGGGCGGCGACCGGTCAGTGTCTCAAGAACATCCACCCGGACCTCGAGGATGTCTTCCTGGACTTCATGGCGAGGACGACGGTTCCGGGTCGCGAGGCCAAGGCGCGGACAGCGTGGAACGGCTTCGTCTTCCGCGTTGAGGGTGAGCGTCTCGGACTCGGAAGTCTGCGGGCCTGGTCGAAGCTCGATAACTTCGAGGGGTATCTCGCGATTGAGGCGAGCAACGTGGACCGCCTCGTCGATGATGCAGCCGAGCGTGAGACGGAGTATGACTATGCCCAGGTGATCTTCGCGAAGTATCGGGACGAGTTCAAGTGCGCAGACTTCCGGAACAAGGAGTGGTATCAGTATGTCGGCCATATCTGGCGCCAGACCGATGATGGTGTGGAGCTTCAGAAGCGTCTTCCGTCGGACATCGCCAAGCTCTTCATGACCAAGGAGCAGGAGAAGGGGACCTTTGCGCAGAACAACCCCTGCCAGCACTCGCTCAAGGAGCCCGACCCGACCTGTGAGACCTGCCAGGCGATTGCAAAGAAGAAGGTCTACTGGAATGCCTGGCTCAAGCTCCGTCGCACGGGCTTCGCAGAGTCTGTGATGAAGCAGTGTCGCCTTCTGTTCTACGATCGCGAGTTCGCGAAGAAGCTCGATGACAACAAGCACCTCATCGCCTTCACGAATGGCGTCTACGATACCCTCACCCAGTCCTTCCGCCCGGGTCAGTCTGAGGATTGCATCAGCTTCTGCACGAACGTGGAGTACCGCCTCGACACCCAGTACCATCAGTTCCCCTGCTGGCCCGAGCTGGAGAAGTTCCTGAAGAGCATCCTCCCTCATACGCCCACGCGGGTCTACTTCCTCAATCATCTCGCGACCTGCCTCTCGGGTGTCTTCACCCAGCGCTTCCACATCCTCACGGGATCGGGATCGAACGGCAAGTCGATGCTGATGAACTTGTGCGCGACGGCGTTCGGGGACTACTGCTACAAGGCGAACATCGCGATGTTCACCCAGAAGCGTGGAGCAGCGGGCGCTGCCAATCCGGAGCTCGTCCGCATGCGGGGCAAGCGGTTCGTCTTCATGTCTGAGCCCGATGAGGGAGAGCCTCTGTCGACGGGCTTCATGAAGGAGCTCACGAGCTCGGAGAAGGTGACCGGCCGTGATCTCTTCAAGGGATCCAAGGAGATGGTGGAGTTCGATGTTCAGGCGAAGTGTCACCTGGCGTGTAACGACAAGCCGAAGGTCAACTCGAATGATGGCGGTACCTGGCGCCGTCTCAAGGTGATCGAGTTCAGCTCGAAGTTCGTCGCAAATCCCAAGGCGGGGACGAATGAGCTTGAGATGGACGAGAGCATCATGCACAAGGTGCTGTCTCCCGAATGGGCGGAGTGCTTCATGGCCTACCTCATTCACCTCCACATGGAGGGGAAGGGATTGACGCGGTTGACTCCTCCCAAGGACGTGGAGAAGTACACCAACGAGTACAAGGAAGAGTCCGACGCGATTGCGCGGTTCATGGGAGAGTTCTTCCACACGAATGAGGAAACCGTCACGGATCCCGCGGAGGGATACGAGAAGGTCTCATGGACTGAGATTGCGACGGCGTTCAAGGACTGGAAGCGACAGAACGAGGTCAGCGTGGGAATTCAGGAGCTTCGCAAGCGTGTCGAGGCTCTCTACGGGAAGCTCCCTGCGGGCGGATGGGCGAGCTTCCGGTTTGGGACGCTCTAAGCGCGGTGTCCCTTGCGGTGCTTGCCACCCTTGTAGGTCTTGCGGCGGGTGGTGCGACGGCGACGGGCGCCCGTGGTGGACGTCGTAGGGGCCGTGACCGGGGTGTCCACCGGGAGCGAGGTTGCAGACGCTTCGCCCGGGCAGACCTCATCCTTGGTCGCCTTGGCCTTGGCGGCGGCCGCGTCAGCATCCGCAGACGTCTTGGTGGCCTTCTCACAGCTCGGCTTGAACACGGACCAACTGCGGGGGTCATACCAGGCTCCGCCACGACGAGAGGTTTTGCGAGCCATTTGTATCAAGCCTCTACTTTTTTACGCAGTGCGGGAGGCCCCGATCTTGGAGAGGAAGTAGGTGCGGAGGATGCCGATGGTGAAGACGACCAGGATGAAGGAGATGATGAGCTGGACGAGGGAGGAGATGAGCTCACCGATCTTGAGGGTGGCGCCACCGATGGTGACAGTGTAGGCGGCAACACCCTTGCCGGCAGCAGCAGCGGGTGCGAGGATGGGGGCAATGACGCCCTCAGACAGCGCGGTAAAGAACTTGGCCACAACCGAGCCCAGGTAGATCGCCGCCGTGATGATGATCAAATCCTTAGTGTCCAGCATGTTTATACTCACACCGCGACATTTTTCTGCTCACGGGCGAGGCGTTGACGTTCAACGCTCCTTCGAACTTGCTCGGCATATTTCTCAGGATTACGCTTTCATTATCTTTGCGTAAGACAAGTGCGTGAAGATGGGCTACGATACCAGATTCTGGGCGCCGAGTGCATGGCAACTCTTCCATCTCATTTCCTTCAAGTCCGAGCACCCCGACGACGTGCTGAATCAGATGAAGGATGTCCTGCCGTGTCGTTTCTGTCGCGAGTCCACGACGCAGTTCGTCAAGGAGCACCCCCTCCGCGGGGATCCTGCCGAGTGGCTCTACGACCTTCACAACCGCGTCAATGCCAAGCTCCGAGCCCAGGCCAAAGAGGATCCCACGGTTGTCGACCCGGGACCCGATCCGTCCTTTGCCGAGGTGAAGGCGAAGTACAAGAGCCTGAAGCCCGTCGCTGTTCCCGGTCGGGACTTCCTCTTTTCGATCGCCGCGAATTACCCTGACGCCCCTGAACCCGAGCAGATGGCAACCCAGCGGACGTTTCTTCACGCCCTCGCCAAGGTCTATCCGTTTCAGCCTCTTCGCAAGGTCTACGACCGGTACATCACTGCACACGAGCCGTCCCTCGGAAGCCGGAAGGACTATCAGCGCTGGATGTATGGTCTCCTGAAGGCGTTGTCGGCTGAGGTGGGGGTCTCGATCGGAACCTACAGGGGCTATGCTCAGCACGTGGCGTACTACAAGAGCGGGTGTGCAAAGAAGACCTACCGTGGGAAAACCTGCAGAAAGCTGGCGGGTGGGGGTCGGACGAAAGACAGAGACCGTCAGACGACGTATCGTGTCTCGCACGCGAGGTTACTTTGACCGCTTCTCCTTCAGCGCCTCCAAAGTGCGGATGTGTTTGGTTGAATAGATGGACTGCTTCTTGTCCTTGGCGGACTTCTTTGACTCTTTACGCGTCAGAGGTTGCGAGTCCATTGTCCTCTAGACGAGGCTTCTCTTTTAATGACGGCGAGTGCCACGGCGGGTCTTGCGCTTGCCACCGGCCTGGGCCGGGGAGAGCGAGGAGGCACCACCCTTGTAGGTCTTCTTGGCCATCTTGAGGACCGCCTTCAGGGACTTGCCCTTGTGCGCCTTCATGGTCTTCTTGACGTGGGCGAGCCACTTGGAGCGCTTGCCCCCGGCCATCGCCGCAACGGCGCCCGCACCCTTCACAGCTTCAGTCGCGACAGCACCAGAGAGAGGATCCATTTTGTTTAGGATGCGCGACTTTCTTTTGCGACGAAGCCAGAGGGTCCGTCGAGAAACAGATTCCACTGGCATCCGAACGCAAGGGGGGCGCGAGGATTTCCAACGATCGTCTTGAAGTGAGGCTCCGGCGCAACCAGGACGATGCCATCGCGAGTGAAGCGCTTGAGCTCGGTGGGGTCACGAGGCGCGATCGCCTGCTGGTAGGTGAGGCGACGAACGCCCGCGTCATTCCAGTTGAGATTGAGACGAGACTCCAACGCAGTGCCATTGATCGCTCCTCCCGAGACAAGCAGAAGCTTGTTCGCGAGTTGTGAGATCTCAGCGGACTGGATCTCTGTATCCGGAATGAGGTGCTTCCGGGGAATGGTCGTGAGGTGCTCGGCGACCTTGTCGATCGTCACCGTCCGTTCGGTGTGGAGCACCATTGAGAGGATGAACGGATCCTTGGACGGGAAGGCCTCGTTTGCAATCGTCACGCAGACAGACTCGAAGGAGATGTTGTCCTGCGCGATATTGCTTCCAACCACCTGCGGGCTCAGTGCAACCACGGGCTGGTCGCGCTCATCGGAATAGATGTGAACCTCGAGAAGTCGAACCCCGCGCTTGATCGCATCCGTAGGATCTTCGAAGACCGCTCCCGCAACCGTAAAGTCGCACAGACGTCCCGTTCGCAGGGACACTGGATGTTTCTGCGTCCACGTATCGTAGAGGAGGTAGACCGCAAGCCCCGCCAACAGCGCAGCAAGAAGCGCCTTCATTGTTCCTTCGCGGGAGATTCCTTTGGCATGCGAAACAGGAAGTTCCGGAACGCGTTGACGACGTCATCGGGGAGCTTCTGGTCCATGGGGATCTCGAGCAGACACGCCAGATGGAAATACAGGCAGTACATTCCGCATTCCGAATCCTTGTACTGGTGGCGGGTCTTGTTGTACGTGAGCTTCATTCCCTGGGTGTGCGTCTTCGTGGCATCCCACTGAGACTTCCAGCGCTTCATCAGCGTGCGGATCTCGGGCTCGGGTTGCTGGGCATACGAATCGAAGTAGGTCATGCGAGGAAACTCGAGCTCGGGGCGGATGTCGCAGAAGACCGCAACCCAGTGCTGACCCGGGCCATCGTGGGGATCGGTATTGATGACGATGCCGATGCGATGTTTCCCCTTTGCAGCGAGTTCGGGGAGCTTCATTTCGCAGAGCGTCGACACGAGGCACTTGCTCGTTTCGGTCTGAAGGTCAAAGTCGATGGGGACGGATCCGACATAGAAGTAGTCGGGGACCATCGTGACGAAGAGCTTCTTCTCCGCTGCGTCGATGTCATCCGAGCTGAGCCATTCATAGCGATTGAGGCTCCACTCCTTGGGAGCCTTGGGGCGACGCATCAGCGAGGTCATGATGCACTCCGCCTGCCCCGTCTTGCAATGCGCCCACATGCGACGCTGAAGCTCGTCCCAGATCTCCTCTGAGGACGTCCCTCCAATCGGGGGTTCACGCGGATGTTCCTTGGCATACACCTCCTTGAGGCGTTTGATTTGATCCTCGTCGAGCCACGACATGTCCTTATTCAAAAACGGATACTTTCCGTTTGAGCCAGAACCTCTCAATGGAGTCTCTTGCTTCCCCCCTGCGTCGCTACGTTGATATCACCAAGCGTCTGAATGACCTGAACGGAAAGGCCCGCGAACTGCGCGAGGAGCGTCAGTCCGTCGAGCTCGACCTTGCAGCGGTCTACAATGAGCGGAAGTCCGAGGACCTCCCCCAGAAGATCGCCCTCAATCAGTCCAAGTTCGTCTTCCTCGTGAAGAAGCCTGGTGAATGGAAGAAGGGGTGGACGCTGTCGAAGAAGCAGTTGGAGGAGTACCTGCGAGACATCCTGCCCGAGCACGGCGAGGATGTCATGCGGGAGATCATCCGCCGTCATGAGCGAAAGCTCGAGACAGTGGACTACTCGTTTGATCTGAAGCCCTTCAGCGAGGACGAGACGACTACTTAAGAGGAACGGCAGGAGGAGGAAACTTGGAAGGAGAGTGAAGAGACTGATTCATTTGTCTCACAAGATCTTGGAGTTGGTCTAAGATCTCCTGTGTCTGAGCGAGACTCCGCTCAGGCAAAAATCCGTATTGAAGACGCGTCAGGTGGACAACCACCGAGCGATTCACCTCGACAGCACGACTCGCCAGCAGCATCATGGGCTTCACCATCAATTCGAGAGTATGGTATACTGACACACAATTTTTTGCGTGAAAACCGACCTTCGCACGACAAGCGAGGAGATAGACAATGGACACCTATTGCCCGTACAACCCCAATAATCGCTGGTTCACTGAGAAGGACATTCATCGGATCCTGCACACCTATGGTCTGCCCCACTATCGGGTCCAGAGGCCCGCGCTGTTCCAGACAGCGATGGTCCACACGACCTATGTGCGTCGCACGGAGTATACCACACCCGACGGACGTCCTGCGCAACTCGCGCCGTGTCCATCCGGGAGTCTGCCCCTCCAAGATGAGTCGTATGAGTGTCTGGAGTTCGAAGGAGACTCTGTGCTCGGCGTCTGTGTGGCCACGTATCTGCGCCGGAAGTATCCAGAGCGGAAGCAGGGCTTCTTGACGGATGCGCGCAAGGAGCTCGTCAACAACGAGCGCATTGGCGTGCTCTCCAAGGAGATTGGGCTGAACAAGTTCTACGTGATCAGTCGACACAATGAGGAGTCGACCGCGATTGATGGGCGGAACAATACGAAGAAGCTCGGCGATATCTTTGAAGCGTTCATCGGGGCCCTGTGGACAGACTGCGGGCATCGGTTCCACATCGTCTATGCCTTCGTGCTCGCGGTGCTCGAAGCCCATCTGGAGATTGAGGAAGTCGTGACGTCCGCCACGAACTACAAGGATCTCTTCCAGAAGCACTGTCAGAAGGTCATGGGCTGCACACCGACGTATGTCATGCTGTCGAACGACCCCAAGCAGGGAGAAATCCGCGTCGCCGTCTGCGATGCCTCAGGCACGCATCTTGCGTACGGAACGGGAGCGACGCGAAAGAAGGCGGAGCAGGCGGCGTGTCGAACGGCGCTGGGTGCGGCGACGCCGGCGTGAACGACCTCCCTTCGGAGGCGGTTGTCCTTCTGAGGACAGCTCGGGAGCGGGGGGTTGCCCCTCGACAGTAGTGGGGCGAGGAAGGTTTGCATTCTGCCGTTGGGGAAGGCGAACAGGTTCCTCGGGGTCATCGGGACCAATCACGCCCCAGTTTGGATCCATTATGAATTCCGGAGACGTTTTTGCGTCAGGAGGCGACCCCTCCGATAGCGCTTGATCGTGCGCCCACGGGGGTGGAGAAGCGTGGTGGTACAGATGGCGATAGCGGCGCCCTCTGCAGTGGATCCCTTGCGCGCCTTGACGGTCTTGCGAACCGCCTTGACGCAGGAGCCGAACCGTTTCGTCTGCGACTTGCGACGACGACGACCTCCCTCAAGGTCATACTCGGCGAACGCATTGCCCAGCGGGGGCGGGATAATGACAGGAGCTGGCCGAGCCGCCCGATTGGAGACGACTTCAACCAGGTAGTCGTAGATTGCCGAGACGGCCCTGGGTTTGTCGCGCGCACCCTCTCTTACCTGTCGGAGGAACTCCTCTAGGTCGTAGAGGGTCTCATCGCGAAGGCCTCGGTCTCCTGTAAGGAGGTCATCCATAACGTTTTCCATCACCCCCACATCTCTTGGGTGTGCATTGAGATCCCCAAGCAGTTCAGCAAAGGACTTGGCCATTCTTATCTCTTCTCGTAGACAAATGTCTGATACCAAGGAGAGCAAGAGCAAGGAAGTCGACTGGACCAAGGGAATCTCGAGTGAGACCATCTGCCAGTACTTTTACGTGGTGTTCTTCATCATCACTGCATTTTCGACCGTGCTCCTCGGTCGCTACCTCATGATCCCCAAGCAGGGTCCTCTTCTGGCCCTCGCCGTTCTCCCCAGCATTCTCATCGCCGTCCTCAACGCCCTCTTCTTTTACATTGTCTGTACGCGCAGTCTTCTCAAGTAGAAGTTTTCCTTCTGAAGGTATAAACAAATGGGCGGTGGTCTCCTTCAGCTTGTTGCATACGGCGCGCAGGACGCCTACCTCAGTGGCAATCCGCATATCACGTTTTGGAAGATTCTCTACAAGCGCCACACCAACTTCGCCATGGAGGCCTTCCGCGTGAACTTCACCGGTGCGCCCGCCTGGGGGCAGCGTGTCGTGGCCGTCGTCAATCGTAACGCCGACCTCATCTGGAAGACCTACCTCGAGATCACTCTCCCCGTGACGGACTCGGAGTCGACGACGGTTGCCTGGACGGGTGGCGCCAAGCGTCGCCTGGGCTACCTCATGGTCCAGCAGGTCGAGGTGGAGATCGGTGGCCAGATCATCGACCGCCAGTATGGTGAGTGGCTCTACCTCTGGGAGACCCTGACCACGGACTTCGACACCGCGATGAAGCTCGACAGCATGGTCGGGGGTCGCTACTCGGGCGGGGACACGAACGCAACGGCCTGCCGTGGTCGCCCGGATGTCCTCTATGTCCCCTTCCAGTTCTGGTTCAACCGGAACCCCGGCCTGGCGCTCCCGCTGATCGCCCTCCAGTACCACGAGGTTCGCTTCAACATCACCCTCAACGATGCCATCAACCTGGTGCAGGGCCCTCTCGTGGGGGGCAGCATCCCGGCCAACGCTGGAGCCAATCTGCAGGCGGCCGCGAATGCGCTCCCGGCGCCCAAGGACATGGCGCTCTACATTGACTACATCTACCTCGACGTCGAGGAGCGCCGTCGCTTTGCCCAGGAGTCGCACGAGTACCTCATCGAGCAGCTCCAGTACGAGGGCCAGCAGCAGATCACCTCAGCCACCGAGCGTATCGACCTCACCCTCAACCACCCCGTCAAGGAGCTCATCTGGCTCTTCCAGGATGCGCGCAAGACGGACTGCTCTCTCCCGTCCCCCGCCAGTGGCAACTACACCCGCCAGCTGTACACCCAGCCGTTCAGCTACGATGACATTGTCAACCGGTGCCGTATCCAGATCAACGGCCAGGACCGCTTCGAGGAGCGCTATGGTGATTATTTCTGGAAGGTTCAGCCCTACCAGCACCACACCGGCGGTGCCTATGATCGCGCAAGTGTCGACGGGACGGTGGTTCAGGCCCGGACTGATGTGAACCCGATCAACGTGTACTCCTTCGCGATTGCCCCCGAGGAGCACCAGCCGTCTGGCACCTGCAACTTCTCCCGCATCGACAACGCGACCCTCGTGATCGACAGCATCCGCCCGCAGGTCACCGCTGGAAATCCCACGGACGTCGGCAGCTTCCCCAGCAAGGCGTACCCGTACAACTTCCGCCTCTATGCCGTCAACTACAACATCCTCCGCATCATGAGCGGGATGGGTGGCCTCGCATATTCCAACTAAAGAGTAAATGAAGATTCTGATGCTGGTGATTTCCAGCGACACCTTCCCCGTCTATCGCTATCATCGCGAAGTCTGGCGGACCTTCATGAAATCACACCCCGACATCGACTGCGTGTTCCTTGAGTCGCGCCCCGGTGTTTTCGTTCCCACATTGACGTCAGACACCCTGACGCTTCGCGGACTCGAACGCTACGGAACAATTCTTCGAAAAACCATTGAAGCCCTAGAGTACTTCCTCTCGCGCCGGCACTACGACTATGTTGTGCGGACGAACCTCTCCTGTGTCTGGGACTTCAAGGAACTCCTTCGCTATCTCGACCCACTTCCTCGTGAGCGAGTCTATGCCGGACAGGTTGGCGTCAATCCAGACACAGGTCTAGAGTTTGCATCGGGGGCAGGATTCATCCTCAGCGCAGACGTCGCGCGAACCCTGGTGGCAAATCAACAGATTGCGTTCACCGTGTCTGCCTTTGACGACGTTGCCGTGGCCAAGGCCCTGCTTGCCTCTGGACTTCGCCCGACACCACTCCCGCGCGTCGATTTCTTCAGTCTCCGGCATTACGACGCGCATCATGACAAAATTCCGCCCGGGATGTTTCATTACCGCGTCAAGCACGAGGACTTGAGAGGAGACCGGATGGAAGAGCCCGCCATCATGAGCCGATTGCTCCGCGAGCATATTTACGCCTCCTAACACAATGCAGATCCCGCGCGTCTATTGGTACGTCCTTCTGATCGTGATGCTCGAGACGATAGCGATGTCGTGCTTCAAACGAAGCACCGACAGCACCGCGTGGTTTGCGGTCGGGGTTCTCTTCTACGCGATGGTAGGGTATCTCCTTCGATCGACCTTCAGTTCCACCGGAATGGCCATGACGAATGCGCTCTGGTCAGGTCTCTCGGTCGTGGCCACCACGGTTGTTGGAACGTTGCTCTTCAAGGAAATGCTTCACCTCCACGACTTCCTTGCGATTGCGATGATTGCCGGGGGTGTGATGATCCTCAAGGTCACCGATTAACAGGATACCTCCGAATCGTCCCATGCTCGAGTTGAAACAACCAAACAGGGACAAGCTCATCGGCTCCCTCATACGCAATGGCGTACGTTCCGGCATGGAGGAGACGTTCAACGGCGGAAAAGCTCGTATAGAGTCGGATGTCATCCCAGCCCAGGTCTCCTCGCGGGAAGACGATGTACATCATTTACTATCATACTTCGTGACGCGTGTATTCGGTTTGCACGCACCAATTCCCATGGTCTGCTGAATCATCACTGGAGCCGGAACTCCCTTCCCAGGGCACCGCGTGTGATCATAGCCGAGGATGTGCCCCATCTCGTGCGTGACCATGTACTGCCGATAGGCCTTGAGGGAGAGCTTGCTCGCACTGGCTCCTCCTCCCCACCGCATCGCATTCAGATGGATGTTCCGTCCATTGAATTCGGCGCAGGACAGGCTGGAGTCACATCCAATCGAGTGCATCTTGGACACGGGCGTGAGATGGATCACGACATCCGCCATGGAGGCCCGAGGAACCTGCGTGAACGTGACACCGCGCGAGAGCCATCCATCGGGATCCGCCAGATACACTGCGATCTCGTTCGCGAACTGACGAGGATCATAGTCAACCCCCGGATCGACGACCGTGGTATACCGCATTGTCTTCAGAACAGATTTTCACTTCAGCGTCAGGAAACAGCAATGCTTCGCAAGGTCTGTTCTCTGGGTCCCTCCATCAAGAGCCTGTGTGAGTCAGGCTGTATCTATCGCGAAGCCAGTCTTCGTCATCTCGCGTGCCCTGCCTCGACCAAGCAGGACATCTGTGTTGCGCCGTGTGCTCCCACGCCGTGTCCATGTCTAAAAACCGACCTTGTTGTCCAGACAAAGACGACAGCACCGAATGAAGTGCGGACACTGTAAGAAGAAAAGCCACCTAGAGTTCAAGTGTGGATGTGGTGGTGTCTTCTGTACAGCGTGTCGTACGCCAGAAGTCCATGGATGTTCTATAAAGGTCGGAGAGAAGGTCGTCCTCGTCAAAGTCGTCGCAGACAAGGTCACTAAGTTGTAGGCTCTCCACCAGGAGGATGCGGGGAGCTATCGAGTCGTTGCATGAGGAGGTTCATGAAGCGATTCATCATCCACACAGGGATGTGCCTGCGATAGAGGACACAGCCCACAGCATCTCCCTCTAACTCAAGGACCTCGACTTCAAGAAGGGAGTTTGGAACCTCTGGATCGTCGATCTCAATGCGCCACCGCGTCTCGAGATCGGGGTCAGGAAGAATCTGGGCATGGAGGGAGGCTGGGAAGTGCGCGAGTGTCTCTGTAAGAGCTGTCTGAAGGGTCCTCATTGTGAGTCTGTTTTGTTTCTCGCGAGAGCACAATCCGTTTTCATGAACGTTCTGATTGAAGCGATCATCGTGGGTCTTGTTCTTCTTCCGATCTATTGGGTGGCTGAGAAGGTTCTGGGGTCGTACGGAAAATGGGTGACCCTCTTCGTGGCGGGCGCTGCCTTCCACCTTCTCTTTGAGGTCGCCGGCCTCAACGCGTACTACGTCAAGACGAAGCGGGCATGAGAAAACGTCTCCCACCCCTGAGGGACGCTCTCATTCCACCCCGCTCTTTATAGGTTTTGTGTTTAGGTCGTCTTCCAGTTGTCGTAGTGGCAGTCCGTCGAGCAGAAGCCGTTTGTTGGTCCCAGTCCCGTCAGGTCGTCTCCGCATTCCCGGCAGTGGTTGTCGCAACGGGTGCCGAGGGGGATTGGGCGCGTGCAGCGGTCGCAGGCCTCCCAGTCGTGGATGCACTCGGCGCAGAACCACTCCCCTCCGACCTTCGCCGCATACATCAGGATGTCCTCGCCGCAATCGGCGCAGACCTCCTCCTCCAGGCCCTGCTCCCGGTCCTCCTCCACGCGGGCCTCATAGTCCTCCAGCCACTCCTGGTAGTCGTCCTCCTGCTCGAGCTCGTTGCCGAGGACCTTGAGCAGCGTGATCCACTCGTCGTTGCACGAGGAGCAGATGTAGCTGTCGGGCTCGGTCCACGGGTGGACGCAGACGCCGTGGGAGAGGCACCGGGCGCAGGTAAAGCGGTGCGCGAGGAGCGAGCGGGCGACGTGTCCGCGCCAGACGGCCTGGATGGTGGTCGCAGCGGGAGAGGACTCGGACTCCTCGAACTCGCGGACCTTGCCGTACCAGTGGGCGGCGACGCGCCACCGCTTGGGGCCACGGCGGACCTCCTCGTCGAGGGCGGTCCACTCACCGATGTCAGAGCCGTACTTCTCGGGCTCCTCCACCATATCCTTCCAGACGCGCCAGTTGCGCTCCTCGTCGGGCATCGGCTGTCCCAGGGTCGCCGGCTTGGGCGACTGGAACTCCGCACGGCGCCCAGACATCTCGTTCGCCCATGCGAGGGCGGAGATGAGGGCGGATCCGTTACCCTTGAGGGTGGTGAAGTAGGCGTTGACGCACGCGAGCCACTCGGGCTCGGCCATGCGGAGGATCGCCGTCTTCCTGTTCTGCTGCTCCTCATACAGCATGTCGCCCCACGGCATGTTGCAGTGAGCGAGAGTGGTGTCCATTGTCAAGGCTGAGTGTGTGCTTGAAAGAGACTGTGAGAGTTGGGGGTACTGTCCCTCTTTCCTCGGAGGGAATGGATCCGTTTTTGTCACCTAGACGTCCGAGTCCTCGTCAGAGTGCTCACAGTAGCACGTGCGGGACAGGCGCGGGGGTGAACTCATGGGAGTCTGCGCTGGCGTTGCCGTAGGATCGTGGAGCTCCACGACCTCCGACCACGAGGGAGAGTACGGTGCACGGTTGAAGTGACGGTTGTACGCGTCGACAACCTTGCCCAGGAGGTAGGGAGGGAGACCGCGAGGATAGAAGGCGAGGACCAGTTCCCGCGTGGTCTGGCAACGCTCATCCGTCTCGCTGAGGATCTCCACATGGCGGTCGTAGACGTGGAAGTCTGCCCCGAAGCTCGACGCGAGATGCGCGAGGACATCCGTGTGCTGAAGGATCTTGTAGATGGGCTCTGCGGGCAGAGCGACGACTTCCACACAGGACGTCCCAATCCGCGTCTCATGGACGGGCTCTCCCGGGACCTTGGAGTATGCGGCCGTGTAGCGCCAGAGGGGAACCTCCAGGTCCCTCGCGGTCGTGGCTGTGGCCATCCTCGTCAGGAGTCCATTGAAGAGCACCTCCTTCTTCGGAACAAGGATCTCCAGCAGGTGGCCGTAGAGGAGATCTCCATAGGGGTCATAGCGCTCGCGGGTGAGCACCTTCACGCGGGCTCCCCATGCAGACTTCAGCTCGTCGAGGACCTGAGAGGCAAGACCGTAGGACCGCATATCGTCAACCATTTTGTGTACAGGTCCTTCCCTAGGATCTCACCCATCCGTTTTTTGGGTGACAAAAACGGATCGGTTTCCTCCGAGGAAAGAGGGACAGTACCCCGCGTCACACACAGTCACAATGGCCACTCTCGCTGCACTCATCACTGCCGCAATCATCAAGGTCGCTGCGACCGACCCCGCGATGGACCGCGAGAACGGCCCGTCTGCGGACGAGGCGCGCGACGCATTCACGGAGGCGCTCCTGAAGGAGCTGGGACTGAGCTCGGGTGCCGTGCACGCCCCGATCTCGGAGCCCCTGGGAACGCCCACGAAGGCGAGGACTGAGGAGGTTCCGGCTGCGCCCAAGAAGGCGAAGCGGACGAAGAAGGACAAGGAGGAGGAGGACGTCGTTGTTGCGCTCACCGCGGCGGTTGCGGAGCTGTCGGTCGAGCCGAAGCCCAAGAAGGCCAAGACGGCCGCCAAGAAGAAGGAGGCCGAGCCGGTGCCGGCGCCGGTTCCGGCCTCGAACGCTGGCGCGGGTGCCCCGCCGGTGGTCGCGCCGGTGGAGAAGAAGAAGCCCGGCCCGAAGCCCAAGGCGGTGAAGACCGAGGGGCCGGTGAACCTGGAGAAGCTGACGCCGACCCACAAGAAGCACCTCAAGGCGATCGCCGAGGAGCTCAAGGTGGAGATGCGGGACAAGGAGTTCCTCGCCTTCGCGAACGGGATGTCCGCGGAGGAGTGGAGCGGGAAGGCGCTGGACGACCACATCCGGGTCTTCCTGACGCCGAGCCCGCCCCCGCTGGCGCCGGTGCCGACGGAGTTCCTGGAGGTGGAGTTCAAGGGAAAGAGCTATCTTGTTGACCCCGAGTCCAAGTTCGTCTACGCGAACTTTGACGGGGACAAGGTCAGCCAGCGCGACCACGTGGGCGTTGTCGGGATCTTGGAGTTCGCTCACATGAAGATCTAACACGGGCAGTTGGATGGGGTGATGACGGCGGGTGGATAGGGAGAGGCGAATTCGCCAATCCCACTTACTTGTGTGGGGAAAGCACGTGTGTCGCGTGCTTTTTGGGCTGCGTTTACAGTCGTGTACTGGCGGACGAGAGAGGTGTACGCACCGGCTCCTGTCTGCTGTTTTACAATGCGGGGCACCTCGACGATGAGGGTGATGGTAAGGGCTGTGAGTCCAGAGTTTTGCGCGTAGACTGTAAAGGATTGCGTTCCAAGGGTGACGCAGGCTCCCGAGATCGTCCGCGTCGGCGCATCCCAGCTGAGTCCAACGGGCAGGGCCGAGATGAAATAGGCGGTCGCACCAGGAGCAAAGAACGTGATCGAGGGAATGGGCATGTACTGCCAGATGATGTAGGTCGTCTGGGCGGGGGAGGTAAACAGAGGTCCTGTGTTCGGCAACGGGAAGGTGATGGTCGTCACATCCGCCCCAGGGTCAATGGTTTGCGCAACATACGACGTAAAGCGAGACGTGCCCGTGACAACCGGTTCCGAGGAGGAGACCGCTGCGCTGGCCCATCCGATGGTGAGCGGTGTAGAAAATGGGTGCACGTAGCGAGTGATCGCTCCATCGTCCGGGGTTCGGAAGAGAACCCAATCGGTCTCATCAAACCCAAGTGTAATCGGAAGGGGTGGAGCTTTTGTAAAGGCGGACGCATAGGCAACTGACGGGACTGCCGAGAGGATTGTCCAGGTCACACCGTCAAAGGAATAGCGAACCCTCGCGACGACGGCCTCGGATGGACCAACCCAATCCAGACCGGTGGCCATCCACTGCCCAAGTCCGTAGCGAATCTCATACGCGAACATATTGAACGCAGACGTATTGGTCCACGTGAGACCAGCATCGACGGAGTATTTGATCGTCGTCGTTGCCCCTGTATACGGAACGGAGGTTCGCGACCGATAGAGATCAGACCCCGTTGCAAGCCAGACCGTTTCGTGCTCGAGGGAGAAATACGCGACCTCCTGGGCAAATCCCCCGAGGACAGAGCTCCAGGATGCACCCTCATCGGTTGACCGAAGGATGCGATCCCCACCAATGAGAAGCACGCCGTCCTTGTACGCAAGCGCAACGCCACCATTGATGTACGCCTGGTAGGAGGTTGTATACGGTTCGATGTTCCCTCCGCGGTCTGTGAGCGGAGACACGAGCGTTCCGGTACCCCAGGTCTCGCCATCATCTGTCGATTTGTAAATGTACACCGCCCGAGTGTTCGTCCCGGTCTGAATCGATCCGGCAATCCACCACGTGGAGGTCCCAGTCTTATTCGCGATGGCTGTCATGACCGGTGAGTTCCCCGTGAATGGTTTTTGAGTATAGACTGCACCGTCGGTTGACTTGAGAACGACGTTACTGGAGGTCGGAATGAGGTAGATATTCGACCCATTGGTTCCAATCGTGAGTGCAGACGTAGTCGAAAGGGTCGACCCAACTTTTGCGAATGTGACTCCATTGTCATCACTCGAATAGATCGAGAGTGCGGAGGCATCCAATCCAATCATCTGGGCCCGGTTCACGGGCAGGTTGTTCGTGATCATCGTCCCCACGAGCGTTCCAGTGACGTCTCCCGCACTCCCTGAAAGAGTAAAGGTTGTGATCGTCGGAAGCGACGTCGAAAGAGTTCCAGACAAGAGCCCGGAGGTAGACCCAATCCCGAGTCCATAGGATCCGCTGGAGATCTGATAGTTACTGACAGTCGTTGCGCTCGCGCTGTATCCGTTGATGGGGATGGACACGTTACACCCAGGAGCGGTGACAGTTCGATACGACGCCGGTTGAAGGAGAACACTATCAGGGGTCACTGTATAGGAATAGGTCTTGGACCCCGAGGAATACGCTGTAAAGGCCGTGACATCGAACGACCCGTTCGCCGAGCTGATCATCGTCCCTGTAATCCGTCCCGTATTCGCAATCTGGAGCTCCGCTGGAATCGTGGGGGAGGCGTACCGAATGACCGGTTGGTCGCTCAGCGTTGTGGCACTGACAACCTTGGGCGCGGTCAGAACGTTCTCGCTGAAGGCGAGTGAGAGATCGTTGAATGTAAAGGCCTCTTCGGACACGGAATACGCGAACGTCTTGGTTGCGGTAGCCCCCGTCAAGGCCACGCTCGCGGTCAGTGTTGCGATAGACGATCCAGCGGGCGTCGTGGGCATTCCGCTGAGATCATAGACTCCGGCACTCGCATCCGTTGCGACAATACTGACCCCAGTTGGGAGATTCGCCCCAGTGAAGACGACGGTGCCACCAGAGTCAGCCTTGCCGGTATAGCTAATGTTGCTCGGATAGAATCCAGCCTTTCCGATGCGAAGGGGGCGGAACTGGATGAAGTTGTAGCAGGCGTCTGTGATCGGCGTGATCGTGATCCTGTCATTGGAAGTGGTCAGGAGAATGGGAAGCGAGACGGTCGTCGCATTGCTGGTGTTGTTGGTCGCTTGAAGTGTGAAGGAATACGTGCTCGCAGTGGTCGGAGTGCCCCTGAACGTGAACCGCTGCGTCGATTGTGTGAACGAGGCATCCAGCCCATCTGGAATGAACCCGTCGATAATCTCAATGGAGGTGATCGAATTGGAGATAAACGGGAAGTAGGTCTTCGCGGAGTAATAGAAGTCTGAGACGGGCTGTCCGACGTAGAGCCTCGGGACACTCGAGTCGAAGAGGATGGTCTCTGCGAACGAGAACGTAATCGTCTTGGGGATCGCTGGACTCAAGAGCCCTCCGCCGTTGGTGCGAACGCCGTTCAGCACGATGGAGGTTGACGTGACGTTGTTCGACGCATAGGACCGGATCTGGTCCGATGTAATCGTTCCAGACAGGGTCAGCTCAAAGGAGGGATCTATCAGGGAGAACACCTGCGCTTGGAGCACCGTAACAGGAATCCTATCCTTCCGCCTGAACTGAAGACCTGCCGGTGGCGCAGGAAACCAGGAATAGGTCACAGCACGATCTGCGTTGTAGGGCGGGAACCTCGAGGTAAAGGTGATCGGCTCAATTGGAGCATTGGAGGACAGCCCTGAGGGGGTCAGCGATCCCGAGACATCGATGATGAGACGTTCGGGGTTGACAATCATCGACACCTGCGTCGTATAGGTGCGTCCTGACGTATCTTGACCGAGAATGGTGTAGTTGCTCGCGAAGGTCTGGACGTTCGGGGTTCCCGTCAGCGCGAAGGCATTGGACGCTGTCCTGGCAAAGGACAATCCAGTCGGAAGGGTTGACGCCGAATAGACGATCTGAGCGGGTGATGTCACGAGTGAAAAGACGGGATTCGACGAGGGCTCGTTGCGATAGAACACGAGGTTCGTATTGCAAGGGGTTACGATAACCCGAGCCGGATTGATCGTGACCGACGTTGACACATCATCGACGACGGCACCGTTCGAGTTTGCATAGACACTCAAGGTCAGTGAAACATTGGAGGGGTACGCAATGTTCGCTCCATTGGGACCCCGAAACGCCACACTTGTGGTCCCCGTTCCCGTGAGATACGCGAGGAGTTCGGACGACGAGGCTGGGTACGTGAGGGTATCGCTTGACGTACCACCACTATTGTTTGCCGTAATCGTATTATTGAGGAAGGGCTCGAATTTGAAGAGCGGAAGGACCCCTCCTACCGACGTCCAGGACACATCAATGCGCGAGTTCACAAGGATCGGATAGTTGGAGGTCGCGATGATCCGAAAGCCAGGCGGAGCGAGTCCCGGACGAAGATCAGGAAGCGTCGTGAGTTTGCGAACATCGCTATTGTAGACCTCGCCAATGTAGAGATCATCACGAAAGACGGCAATCCCTGCCAATCCATTGAAGCGGGACACTGCGGGCGCTCCGTCAACATATCCGGCTGCGAAGGGGGCTCCGGCCAGAAGCGAGACGTTGTTTCCAACGATGGTCTGAAGGGTGTTCCGCTCAAACGACCCGACATAGATCGTTCCATTCGAATCCCGAGCAAGCTGGATTGGACGCGCCATTCCGGCTGTGGTCAGAGTCCCGTTCGAGGTCGTGTCTGCACCCGATCCCGCAAAGGTTGTCATGTTCGACGATCCCGGTGTGACTCGGCGGATCCGATTGTTGTACTGGTCTGCGACGTAGAGGTTGCCAGTTGGATCATAGAGAAGTCCACCCGGGAAAAACAGGCGGGCGCCATTCGACGAATACTCTGTGTATGAGGCCGAAATATCGATAAACATAGTGACCTCTGCACCCGGCGATGGAAACGATGTCGTCGGCGTCCACGACGTGCCATCGGTTGAGGTTACGATCGTATCCGGCCCCGAGGCAAACCATTTCCCACTGAGCGTGCTATAATACAGTCCGTATGCCATCCCGAGTCCAGAGGTAGACGAAATGGCCGTAAATGTGTCTCCATCTGTCGACCGATAGAAGGGGGTTGTGACATCAGCGAACCCAGCAATCCAGACTCCATTGTTGTATGCGATTTTTGACCCCGCAGCCGCATTCGGTGTACGACCAGTCCACGTCGCCCCGTTGTTATCGGAAAATGCGAGGGTAAATGTACCCGCCCCAACTGCGACCCAACGTCCTCCACCATATGCGATCCCATAAATGTCGTCGAGCGGACATGTATTGGTTGCCGTCAACGAGGTCGCACTTGAGCCCCGCTGGAGATTGAAGGTGGTGGACCCTGAAGGCCCAGTCCCCCCCGCCATCCAAAATCCATTTCCATAGGCGACGGTATAGCAATAACTCAGAAGGGCTCCGGTGGTGACCCAATTGCTCCCGTTGTCCTGGGAGACAAGGGGATAGGCAGTAGATCCGTACCGAGTTCCTCCGACAAGATAGGTCCCAGATCCATCGGTTGCAAGTCCTTGGGCGATATTGATGATATCGTCCGGAAAACTACTAGGCGCGCGGATGCTTCCATTCACCCTCGACACGAAGGTAACCGGTGTGAGAAGCTGGGAATTGTAAATTCCCGCGTACGCAATTTCAGTCGGCGTAACAATCGCTGCAAAGGGGGTGGCGACACCCACAGGAAACGTTGGCGATGTCCAGGTCGCTCCGCTGTCGGATGTCTGAAACCCAGGTGTGTCATTGAAAGTCCAGGCTTGTACGCCCTGGACAGAGACGACGCTGGTATCTGGCAGGAGTTGACCGTCCGCAAAGCCCGCAGACCCAGGTCTTCCCGCGTACGTCGTGACGACACCACCCGGAAGCGTGACATTGCGAACCGTATGATAGTCATTGTCCGTCACCAAGAGGCCTCCAGTCGGACGAAGGGCCATCCCACCTGGACTCCAAAAGCGTGCCGACGCTCCCGTTGCGTCCATATACCCTTGCAACGACGACCCCGCGATCGTTGAGACGAGTCCATTGGAGTCAATCTTCCGAACCCGGTACTGATCCGTGACATAAAAGGTCCCGGACCCGTCTGTGATGACATAGGCTGGACCGCGGAACTCCGCGGTCGTGAGACGATCGCCATTCGCATCTCCCGCGACTCCCGTTCCTGCGAACGTCGTAATACTTCCGGACGGGTCAATCCGATAGATCCTGTTCCCGTTGGCGTGCGCGAAGTACACGTTTCCAGAGGGATCCGTGCAGACACCGACTGTCCCGAGGTACGACTGCGGAGTCACGGTCGTCACGAACCGAGGATTGGAGGAGAGCACGTCCACTGAGAGTGTTCCCAGCGACCCTAGCGATGGGATTCCCGTCGTCGACTTGAAGTGCCCGTCACTGACGTAGTTCCGCGGACCATACTCCGAGTTGTTGAAATACAGACTGGTGTCGAAGGTCCCCACCGTATTCGCGACTGAGAAACTGATGTCAAAGTCTTTGTTTCGGTAGACGTTCGAGATCGACCCAATGATCGGTGTCGCGACGATACTCACCGACATCCCTTTACTTCATCTGCGGGACTAAAGCTTTAACCACCTTCCGCTTGATGATGGTGGGAGGGATTGGCTCCTTGGGAGGAACGGTGGCTGTGAGCTCAGAGTAGACTTTCTGCGCCTCCTCGGTCGAGAGGTTCCGGTACACCATATCGAGCTTCAATTTCAGAAGGCTGGAGTTGACGTCCATACTCTTCTCCGCGAACATTTCGGCTTGCAGAATACCAGACCTGTGGCTCGAAGGGAATCCGCTTCTCCTCCTCCACATGGTCCTGCGTGCTGGTGTACTGGATGTAGAGGAAATACCCAAACGTCCCGAGGATCACGACGAGGGCGACAAGGTTAAAGGTCCAGGCGGTTGCGTGGACGAGTTGATCTCGCCTCAACAACAACTGGGATTCAATGCGGTGGAGATCTTCACTTCGGATGAGTGAGTTCATTGCTGTAAGATGGGTGAAGAAACTCAAGACTGGTCCACAGCCAGAGATCTGCGGTCTGGCGGACACAGGGGCAGATGCGAAGCTTGGTGGGGTGGAGATAGACCTGTCGAAGGATGTCGTGCACCTCTCGACGCGGTTTGTCCTTCAGGCAGATCTCGAGCGACGTGTCCGAGTAGCCGAGGAGGTCCATTGCTTCCGAGTTCGGCGCTTGCGTGTAGTCCGTTTGCGACCCGCAATCAGCCCTTTGAAGATCGCACTCTTCGCTGGGACGTGGGGTGTCAGGCGTCCCGTATACCGAATGGTCGGCGCAGGTTCGGGAAGCTTGATGGTCGAGACCGCCAAGGAGGCCGCTGTCGATGTGTCCCCGGTCGTAAAGTCTCCGGGCTGAATGAGGTCATGCTTGAGGCGAGGAAGGAGACCCTTGTGCCCCTGCGCGAGCGCAATGAGATAGGCCGTGTCTCCTCCCCGTGTCACCTTCAGGGGGTCCGCGCCCTCGGCGAGAAGCAGATCTGTGACGCGCTCGGATCCGTAGTACGCCGCAACATGGAGAGGCGTCCATCCGTACTTGTCTTGGGCATTGACGTCAGCTCCGTTCGAAAGAAGCCGGCGCGCTGTCGGAAGCGTCTTGTCTGACAGACTTGCGTGGTGGAGCGCAGTCTGCCCTTTTTCATCGCGGGCCTTCACGTCGTCCGCCATTGTCTAGGGGCGAGATTATGCCCAGCAGATCGTGATTCGGTTGGTCTTGTCCCACTTGACCTCCATATGGGGGAACCATGCATGAATCTGATCAGCGGACAGTCCCGAGGAGTTGTCGATACACACCGCCGTCTTTCCCTCCTTCTGCGCCTCCTCAATGTTCGTCTTCAGTTCTGCATACAGAGGGGAGTTCATTTATGTCTCGCAGAGACAACTCCTGTCCATGTCTTACGCGCTGGACGCGAGGCTCTGCGTATACGGGTTCGCCTTGAAGGCATCCAGGATGGACGGCTCATTGCGCGAGGTGTAGATGTCCTCCTGGAGCGGGACCAGGGACTTGACAGAGCCCATCTGCTGGGCACTGGGCGCCTGACCACCGAAGGTCATCAGCGGGGCCTCGAACGACCGCGTGTTCGTGAGGAGGGTCTCATCGCGGTGCGTCTGGACGGCACCCTGCTGTTGTGCTGCAGAGAGGTTGTTCATGCCACCCACGGGGCCTGCAGGAGTCGGGCGACCCTCGACGGTCAGCTTCATGAACTCCTCGAACGGCTCGGTGAAGGCACGAATGTAGGTGAGATAGCCACCCGCAGCAGCCTGGGCGGTGCCCTTGAACTCCGCGGACGTGCTCTCGCGATTCTGGAGCTTCATCAGGTTGGTCGGGTAGATCGCAGACGCCATCTGCTGGCCCGTCGTGGTGTTCGCGTGCGGGAGAGAGCCGTCGGGCGCCGTGAGCACCTGGAAGCGATCGGGGCGGTTCTTCTTGACAGGCGCCTGGAGACCCATGTCCGTGATGAAGTGGGCACCCGGGACAACCTCGCCTTCGAAGGTGAGCTTGGGCTTGTTCGCCACACGGAGTTCGTCGGTCGTGCGGGGCAGAGCATACTCGCGCGCAGAATCCTGCTGGTAGCCACCGGACGGGAGATTCGTGTAGCCATCGTTGACACCAGGGCCAACGTTGACGCGATCAATGGGAGCGACGTTCTTCATGGAGAGGGAGGTGACCATACGCGACTGCTCGAAGTCCGTCTCCACCTGGCGACCCCACGGCAGACCCGTGCCCGCCTCAGGCTTGAACATCGCAGGCGCCTCCTCCTTGTGGAAAAAGGTGTTCTTGCCCGAGCCCGTGTAGGTATCGAGGACACCGTCCGTCGCACCGCTGTAGACAGACTGGGTCACATTGGCACCGAAGAAGGGGACCATGTTGTTGTGTCCCGTGGCCGACTGGACGACCGTCACACGCTCCGTCTCGGGGGCAAGGGGGAGAGGGCTGATAAAGGTTTCCTTGGGATCAAGCTTGGGAGGACCCTCCTCACGTTCCTTGCGGGTGTCCTGCGGAGCGAGCGCATAGCCCAGCGCCGCGAGTCCAAGAAGAAGTGCGACTTCCATTTGTTCCTAAGGGTGTAGAAGATTTACCGTCCAGCGACGGGCGTCTCAGCCCGCGCCGTATTCCCACCCCGTGTTGCTTCGTGGACGACAAATGGCTCGATGGCGTGCGCTTGGGGGCGAAAGAGAAGCCACTGAAAGGGATAGGTCGTCTCCGCATCGCGGGGCTTCGGCAGTGTCACCTTGGATTGCATGTCGGACTTGGAAAACTGCGGGGTCGGAACGAGCTCCATCTTAAAGTGTGTGGAGGAAATAATGTATGAGCTCCTGCTCGCCCTCGCTGTTGTGCTCTTCGCCATCGTGAAGGGACGCGAACGCTTTGGACTCGTCGTCGGGACGAGCGCAGACATGGAGGGAACTCCTGGGATCAAGGGCTATATCCCGACGTATACGACGGATACAACGACGGATCGGGGCAATGAGATTGTCAGTACGTATCCGAATACATGCCCGCCCGATCGCTCGGACTTGGATGCACTGCTGTGTTATCCGAAATGTAGGCCTGGGTTCCACGGCGTGGGGCCTGTCTGCTGGGCAGACTCGCAGAATGTGGGGGTTGGAATTCCGGTGGGCTTGAATCCGTGTCCCCAAGGGTGGACGAACACGGGCTTGATTTGCAACGAGCCGATCACGAACGACTGCAGTTGGCGGTGGCTTGGAGTCTGCTGGGGCCGTCTTCGTGGCGGGAACCTCTTGGGTCGCCTGAACCCCTATTGCCCGGATCCGTTCCGGAAGGCCGGGAATGGGTATAATACGAGCGAGGACGACTGCGTGTGGCCCAAGGACGTCACCGTCTTTCCGCCGAAGCTTCGCGACTACGCCCGTCGCATGCGAGGCAAGCGCTTCCCGAAGAGCATGGGCGTCTGCTCGGGACGGGGTGCACTCAGCAACGAACACCTCGATTACGTCGATGGGCTGTGCTACAGGCCCTGCACGGATCCGAAGCTTCCCGTTCGCATTCCGGGCATGCCGTATCTCTGCTACAAGGGCGATGGTCTCTCGTATGGACGCGGTGTCGGGAAGGTCCCGAACGTCCTTCGATTTGGGCGTGTCTGGAACCCGTTTTAAACCCATGCCGTCCAGGTGTGGGACGCACCGGACTGCCAGCCCCCAGGTCCGGTGGACTGGCGCTTCTTCACAGTCGTCCCCTGCTTGAACTCCTGCACGATGGTGCCCCCAGACGGGTCCCACCAGGGAACCGTCGTCTCGAGCATCCCGTACCCGGTTCCGCCCGGGATTCCGATGGCGGTTGCAATCTTAAACTCAGGGTAGACACCCGGTCCCTGTCCCCAATACGATTGCGGGGGGCCGTTTGTGGACCGCGTATCGGGTGCCGTGAGCTTGGTAACGGCGCCGGCAGATCCAGGGTCGCCCTTGTCACCCTTATCGCCCTTGTCGCCCTTGGGCCCCGGAACTGTACTTGCCGGCCCTGAAGGTCCCGTAGGACCCATAGGACCCACAGGACCCGGAACCGTGCTGGCAGCTCCGACATCACCCTTGGGACCTGCAGGACCCAGAGCTCCCGGATCACCCTTGTCACCCTTGTCACCCTTTGCACCCACGAGGCCATAGGGTGCTGCCGTGTACGAGGCGTCCGCCGCACCCGTGGTCTCCGAGAACTGGTTCTCAACGTGTTCCGTGAAGCTCTCCGTGAGCTTCCCGAGATTCTGAGAGAACTGCTTGCCATAGGTCCCTGCGCTATACCCAGACCACTCCTGACGAGAAAAGGGAGTCACCGTCATCGACTTCAGCATCTCCTTGAACTTCTTCACCATCGCGTCAAAGGCTGTCTTGTCCACACCCGGCAGAGGAGCAGGTGCCTTGAAGTCGCCCTTCGGCTTGAAGCCAAAACAGTTCACGCCAAACTTGAGCTTCGGGTCAAAATAGCCACCGTTGACACCCGGACGACCACAGGCGGTCTTCTTCGCAGGGTCAATCTCCCGCTGGAGCGCATCCCAGGTGGGCTTCTGGGTCGGGTAGAGTGCCATCGCACCCGCAGACCAGCCGTAACTGCACCACTCGGCTCCCGAGTTGTAGGCCTCAATGACCTGCTCGAGATTGGCGAGCGTCGAGTCGTACGCAGCGCAAACAGCTTCGGCTTCATCATAGGTAAACGACTTGTCGGAGACGTGGAACACCTCGCTCCCGATAAGAGGACCGCCACCCACTGCGGGAGGAGGGGTTACCTTCGCGTCCTCGGCCTCCTTCTTGGGAGGGACGAGATCGAGGTATCCGTAGTAGACGAGCACGCCGACGACGACTCCGATGAGAAGCCAGAGGACGACGACGGCCATGAACGAACCCGTCGAGACGAGAACGAAGAGTGTGATAGTTGCCATGAACAATCCAACGAGTGTCCAATACACGGCTGGAGCCATTGCTTCATCCGCCATTTATTCCTTATTCTTGGATACGATAATACATCAGCAGGCGCATCGTGTCGGCGAGGGGGAAGAACGTGGGATCGTAGGTGCGAACGACGGCGTCATTGTATTCGGCCCACGGCTGTCCCGGAGGAAGGTTGCGACCATACGTGTACCAGTGTCCGCCATTGAAGCAGACCACCGCGAACAACGCATACGTCTGTCCATTCAGAACGAGCTGGGCGGAGTAGGTTGTGGTCGAGCGCGGAGTTGTCACGTGGAAGATGAAGACGTCCGGGAACGCTCCAAGCAGAAGCTGGCGGATACAGCCCTTGTGCTTGCAGGCGTCGCACGTCCAATCCGAGACAACCTGGGGCTGAACGGCCTCCGCGATGGCCTCCGAGACAGATTGCTTGGGCTTGGTCGGTGCGATCGTGAACTCTGTCACGCTGTCGTGATTTGTCAGCGTGTGTCCACAGGACGTACAGCGGGTCGTGTGTGCGACCTTGAAGCGGACGAGCTTGTCGAGGAAGGGAACCTTGTCCCAGAGGAACTTTAGGAGCTCATGGGAATCACCGATGTCCTCTCCAGCTGGCATGTGCGGGGAGACCTTGACGCATTCGTAGAACGCCTTGAGTCCCTCCTCTCCATGCGAGCCCCAGAGTTCGGCCAGGCAACTCTCGACTGTATTGTGTCCATCTTCATCGCCATCACTGAACCTAGACTGAAGGTCAGGGATGCGAAAGATGCCTTGGAGGGCCGCGTTGATCCAACACGACCCATTCTTATTGCGGAGTCCGAACATCATGGTTGAGGTAGAGCGTCTTGACTGGAGACGCATCAATCCGTTTTACGTAAAGAACTTGGAGAAATCTGCGAGGAATGGCGCGGGCTCCGGCTTGTCCGAGGAGGAATAGCTACTGGTCGAGAAGAACTTCCCGAGGCGATACGGGTCCGGATAGACATCCTGGTCTCCGGGCACACGCGAATACGGGGCGAACTTGGAGTTCGGATTGGTTCCGAGGGACTCGCTGGTCGGGAGCGCGCTCTCATAGGACTGCATGCCTCCGTAGAGCACGGGGTAATTGCGCGGGATTCCGAGACCGCCCGTGCTATTGCCAGTTCCGAGCCCGCCGGATCCAGGACCCTGCACGTTCTTGCCCGTGCCCGCCCACTGCTCTGCGCCTGCACCTGCCACCGCCTCATCCCCGAAGTCTGCAGCCCCCGCCGTTGCGCCACCTCCCGTCCCGGCTTCAGGTGTCTCGGGAGCCTGCGCGAAATAGGACTGAAGGATCGAGATGAGGTGGACCTTGAAGTTGTTCTGAATCGCAGCCGGGAGCGTCGTCGTATCGACCCCATCTGCGAAGCCCGTGATCTGGGTATAGGTGGGAGGGTTCTTGTCGGGAAGATAGACGCTATCATAGAACCGCTGAACCTGTGTGACGAACGGCGTGATCGAGGCATCCTGATTCGCGGGGACACCAGCAGTTGTCGCGATCAGTTGCCGGAGGGTCTGCGTGGAGGTCGACGGACGCTCGATCGTGGTGGGTGTCGACGAGGCGGAGGTATCCGCAGGCGGGGTTGTGTCAGACCCCAGCGAATAGCCACTCGCCTCCTGGAACACGCTCTGGCCCTGCTGGATGTAGTAGGCCTGGATGATGTCCCGATACTCATTCCGCTTGGAGCCGAGGTTCGAGGCGCTGTCGAGATACGAATTCACCTGGGCGAGGGTGATCCGAGTGGTTGCAGCATCCCAAACGCTCCAGAAGCCACCGACAACCCGGCGAATGTCCGTATCGGAAATCGTTGAGGCAGGAGTGACCATCGCCTTGATACGCGTGAGCTCGGCTGCATCCCATGAACTAGGATTCTTGATTGTCGCAGTCGCGCTGAAGTGTTCGCGAGTTGCAAGGAACAGGGCAAGGAGGAGGAGTGCGCCTAGGAGGAGACCCCACCGCTTCATTACTCTTACAAAACATTTGCGGACGCGAATGGAGTGCCCGACTCCAGATTCCGGCGAGGCGTTGTCTGCTTGGTTGGATCGTAGACTCCCTCAGAGGCGCGATCGCTCTGGGTGTCATCGGCGGGTGCATAGATTTCCTCGACTCGTGTGTAGACCTGGTCACGTCCCTGCTTGGGCTCAAGATTGGCCCCCGAGAATCCGGCGAGGGCTCCCGTCGTGACAAGGGACTTTGCATCGCGAGAGGCTGCAGTGGACGTCAGTTCAACGCGGAAGGCAGCGCCGAGAATCTTGCGAAGTGCTGCGACGTCAATCCCGGGAGCATTCCCGTCGGGGGTCTGCAAAAAGGCTTCGACATCGGTATCCTTCGGCTTGACCGGGAGCGGGACATAGACCTTGGTATAAAACGCCTGGATCGCTCGAAAGTACGTCATGTCATCCCCTCCAATCGGAGCTGCAGCATCGATCTTGCTCTGCCAGTCTCCGGGGATCTTTCCATCCGGGGTCAGCTCGGGAGGACGGACGGGACTCTCGGGGTCGGTATACGACTCCCGGAGGTTGAGGGCAAACACCAACACTGAGAGGGCGAAGAGCACCCACAGAAGCATTGTTATTGAACGCCACAATTTCCAACAGGAGGCCACAAGGCTTGCTCAGGTTCCTTCGCGTCCGGGATTCCATCGTCCGGAGCTGGGAGCATCCCCTTGAAGGACGCCCAGAGGTCTCCGGCATTCTGATTGAGATAGAGCGTCGTCGGTCCCCTCCCATCCGGCACATCGACTTTCTCGCGAAGCTCCTGACGGATCGCCTCTGCGGAATCCAGCGAGTAGACACCCTGCTCCACCGCCTTCATGCTGGAGTCGACACCCTCCCAACTGGGAGACATTGCGTCATACTTCCGCTGAATCTCCATGTCGCGAGGCTTGAACTCCATGAACCCCGTGTTCGTCGTCACGGTTGCATTGTAACTCGAGCTCGGACGGACGTTCTTCTGCGTGGCCACGAGATAGTCGCCATAACTCTTGAAGATGGGACCGCCCGTCTCTGTCTTCAGGGTCTGAAACCCAGAGGGGGTCGTGGTTGTTGCTTGGTACAGGGGACTCTGAACAGGCGTCGCCATTTCTACCTCTGTATATAAATGCCGAAGTTCGTTGGCGCTGCAAAGAAAGACGCTGCGAAGAAGGCTCTTCAACAGCGTCCTGCTCTTGTGTTGTTTTTCATGATTGGGTGCCCGCATTGCGAGGCGAATCAGTCTGCGTGGGAGGAGGCGAAGGCGAAGGCTCCCGCGGGAACGAAGATCGTGGAAGTCGATGCCGATGCAACTCCGGATGACGAGGGGGTGAATGGCTTCCCGACGATGAAGCTCAAGAAGGCCGATGGCTCAGAGACCACGACCTCGGGGCAGAAGCAGTCGGGCGATGAGATCCTCAAGGAGCTCGGGGCGAAGACTGGGGGCTCAAAGAGGCGCCGACGGACTCACCGTGGACGGAATCGGAAGCTCCTCCGCCGTACCCTTCGCAACTACGTAGCTTTCTGAGAGGAGCTTATCGGTCTTGGCGTTCTTGCCGAGGAACTTGAGAAGACCCGCGTGATCGTCCTCGGGCACAGTGTGGAAGTTGCGCTGCGACTGGACCAGGTCATAGACGTCCGTGGTGTCGAGATAGATACTCGACGTCTTCGCGAAGGCTGCATTGATCTTCGAGCGAACCTCCTTGGTCGTGACGTCGGCGGGGGCCGGCGGGCGATCAGGATTGTCGAGGATATCCGTCAGGGGCGCATTCATGAACGGATTGTCGGGGGTCGGGAGCGTCTCGGCGTCCCCGACATAGGAGGACACGAAGGACTCCACCATCTTCTTGGCCTCGGGGAACCATCCCCGCAGGAAGATCGTGAGCCCCATGACCACCGGGACGATGAGGAGATACCAGGGGTCCAGCGAGGTGAGAAAGAGGAGGACGGAGAGGTAGGCTGAGAAGCGGACCACTGCATTGAGTGCGTCCGGAACACTCATCTTGGGGGTCGGAACGAATCGAGACCACGTATCGCTCCGGAACAGGATGCTCGGGTCGTCATACCAGAACGGCTGCGACATCTCTTATCCTTCAGCCACGAGCTTTTTCCTTCTGCTTTTTCTGGAGGCGGGCAAGCATGCGGGCCCGGCGAGCATCCGGGCTATTCGACAGAATCTGCCCAGATGTATTTCCAGTTGTGCCTCCACCAGCATCCCCGACGATCATCTCATTCAGGTACTTGCCGAAGGACGACTGAAACTTCGCCCGAAGCATCTCAATCTCGCGAAGGAGTTCCTGCTGGTTGATCTTGCCCGTCTTGATCTTGTCCTCCAGGATGCCCTTGGCTCGCTCGGCGATGTCATTCAGCGTGTCATTCCCCTGCGGGTTCTTCAGGAGCTCGAGGATCTGCTCGGGGTTGTCCAGATCGATGCCGAAATCAGAGGCCTCGAAGGAGGAGGCGATCTCGCCGATGATGCTCACCAGGCGAGTGTTCATGACGAGCTCGAGCATCTCCTGGAAGGAGGACTGGGTCTCCTCATCCTCAAGGATCTTCTGGATCTCATCGGCCTGGGACGACCCTCCGGGGATCAGGCCCTTGAGCGCCTCGAGGAGGACCGCGAACTTCTCCTTGGGATCGCCGTGGAGAACCGAGTAGAGAATGGCCATCTGGAGGAGCTTCCACTCCTCATCCGTCCCCTCCCAGGGAACCTTCATGCCGGGGAAGATCTCAACCTCAGCGAGAAGTGTGTTATCCTTCTTCAGCACGCGCAGGACGTGCGGAAGAAAGGTTGTCTCAAGGTGCTCAAAGAGAGCCTCGGAGGCCTTGGGGACTCCGGCGACTTCCTTGCCCTTGAAATGGGTGACAAGTTTGCGAAGATGCTCCATTTAGGTTCTACGAGAGCTTCTGTTCGTAAACAGCTTTGCGCAGTTAGTCCTTGCTACTGCGGTTGCCACCGCGAGAACTGAACTCCGCAATCTGCTTGTCCGTGAGGCACACGCACCCACGGTCCCCAGAGAACGGGCTCGGGCAACAGTCAGCGCTCATGCGATTGCCCTCAAACTGGAAGAGCTGTTGGTCGTTCGCCATCTCATAGGGGCGCTCAGGAACAGGCTTGGGCTCTGATCCCAGGAGGGGAGGCGTACCGTTGTAGCCCGCAACGCCGACCGCACCTGCGACCGTCTGCATCTCGAGGGGCATACCAATCTCACGCTGGAAGAAGCGCTCCTTCCCGTCCTCGGAGTCCGAGTCGGTGTCAGCTCCACACTTGACGGGAGAGGACGGCCCCCAGAACCGCATGAACACACCAGCAAGCAGGGCAGCGAGGAAGAGCGCGAGGACGACGATGGTTTTCTTCATTGTACTCTACGGGTGGAAAAAAGCGCAAAAACGGATGGGTTCGTGCCGAGGACATTGACCTCACCATGGACTATTCAACGATGTCACTGATCGAACTCAAGCGGACCGCCAAGGGGCGCGGACTCAAGCTCTACTACATTCTTCCCAAAGATGAACTCGTCCGCCTCCTCTCGCTCCCCGAGCTCCCTCTCGAGCTCCGCCTTCAAAAGAAGACAATTCGCCAGCTCCGCCAGGAAGCCAAGGCCAAGAACCTCACTGGCTTCTGGGGACTGTCGCGCGGGGAGCTCCTAGCTCTTCTGTATCCCAACGAGCAGGGAGCCCCGGACAAGAATCAGAAGAATCAACGCGACGCAGACGAACATGATGACCCACAGAACCATCGCCCCTAGGAGATACGGATAGACGAGATGAAAGACAGAGACAAGGATCGGCCGAAGAATTGCGTTTTGGATCTCAGGACGTTGAAACTGCTCGACCGCGTCTGCCAGAAGCGCGTCAAAGAGTTTCTTCATAAATTTGTCTATCCGTTGATATAAACATGAAGCTCTCGCAGACGAAGATGGTCCGCCTCGGGCTTATGCTGGCTGGTGTGTTCGCACTCTACGTTCTTTTTACCTCGTACTCTAGCTCCAAGGGTGCGCTCCTGGACAAGGCCGAGGAGCTCGGTGGTCTTGGCACCCCGGGTCCTCTCTCCGAGCAGGGCCCCTCCATGGGATCCCCGCACGCGGTCGGGGGCAACGCCGCCTCCGTCCAGGGCATGCAGGGTCGCACCCCCGCATCCCAGCAGACGTACTCCTCGACCAGCCTCTCCTCGTCCGAGCTCCTCCCCAAGGGTGAGATCGGCGCGTCCCTGGCCGCCGTGAACCCCGTCGGTGCCGAGGACCTCAAGGGCCAGAACTTCCTCCAGGCCGGCTACCACTCCAACATCAATGTCGTCGGCATCGCCCAGACCAACCGCAACCCCTCCTACGACATCCGCACGGAGACCCCCAACCCCCAGTCCAAGGTCGGTCCCTTCCTGAACACCACCATCGACCCTGACCCGTTCAAGGCGACCCACGCTCAGGATGGTCTTTCGTCGTAAGGTCACCCTTGAGCACAGGCTCCGGTGACTGCACTGACGAGACAACCCTTGGACGTGTCCAGAAGGTGCGCTCTTTGTCGCACGCAAAGCAATACATCCCATAGTGATTGGGCTGTCCGTCCTCGTGACGCCAAATCGTATACCACCCTCCCTCTTTATGAGCGCGGAGACACGTGGGGAGGTCCATACTCTTTCTCTTCGCATCTCTGAATAATGCTTCCCGTTGCCGCTGTCGGCATTGGCGCCCTGGCCCTCTATAGCCTCCAGGGACCGCGCAACACGATTCGTATGACCGGGCCAGACGGCCGATCGTACGAAATGCAAAACCTCCCAGACAAGGAGAAGGCTGTCGGCCTGATGGCAGACGTCAAGGCCCGCCTCCTCAAGCTCGTCGAGCATTACAAAAACGACCAGGCTCTGTCGGCCGATCCTCCTGTGCGTCGCTTCCTCGAACGCTTCAAGTCCGATGTCTTCATCGAGAATGATATGGGGTCGAGGGACACCTCGTATAGCGAGAACAAGGGCGAGAAGATCGTCGTCTGCCTTCGCGATAAGACCAAGGCTCCGCAGTATCCGCTGATCGACACGAACACCATCATGTTCGTTGTCCTCCACGAGATGGCGCACCTCATGACGGAGACCATCGGGCACACGCAGGAGTTCTGGAGCAACTTCCGCCGGATCCTCGGCGACGCCGTGCAGATTGGGCTGTACACCCCCGTCAACTACAGCCAGCGCCCGACCCCGTACTGTGGGATGACGATTTCCGACTCGCCCCTTTAGGCCACTTGGACTCACGGTAGTTCTTTTCCGCGTCCTTCAGGTAGTCCTTCTTCTTGCCGAATTCCTCCGTCTCATACCACATCTGACTCTCTTGGTGGTACCCGCACACCTCCTTGTCTAAGTTGCGGAGTAGACATGCAAGGTCTTCGCGCGCATACATGATTGCCATTCGTCTCTTCAATTCGTGCTCATAGATTCGGCGAAAGTAGAGGAGGTAGACATCTACCTTCTCAAACTCTCCCGACGCACTCTCCGACTTCTTCATTGCGAGGTCGTGAGCTGTACGCATCGCCTTCGGATGGGCACTTTCCTTGAAATCGTCTTCGTACTTATATTCGTTGCACATGGGACACGACATTTTGGTAGGGTACATCTCTTCCCAGATGACAGATCCGTTTTAGCGACACAGTGAACATAAATACATCGCTGTAAAGGGTAATGAAGACCCTCTCCCTCGCGGTCGAAGGAACCTTTTCAGAGGTGCCCTTCTACGGGGACGACACGATTGGACGGGTTCGAGAGCTCATCGCCATTGCGAAGGAATCCCACCCCGATCGTCTCTTCCTCCAGGTTCGCGTGACGCTTCCCGAAGGCTACTATGGAACCCCCAAGGAGTGGATGGGACTCTTTGCCCGGCTCTCTCGCGATGGTCAGGTTGTCTCCGAGGAAGCGCTCCGGACCTATGTCACCGAGATTCGCACGGGAGCCTCGTCCTTCCCGATCCGTACTTACACGAAGGACCAGTGGGAAGCGGTCGATCCCGTCACCCCCATTCGCGATGGAGGACAGGAGTGGCACATTCTGGGCGCGAAGGTGCAGACGATCCTTCCCCTGCCTCCTCGTGACGTCCAGCTCCCCACGAGCATGATTCCGCTCTTGTCCCTGCAGAGCCTCTACGAGACCATCCACCCGTTTCCGGCCTCCGAACTTCGCATCACCGAACTGCCCGCGGATCCGTCTGACGCTGTGCTTCGAGCCTACTTCCCGATGTTCCGTCCCGAGTCCCCACCCAACCTCGATGCGAGCAAGGCCTCCATCCTCAAAGCCCAGGAGGATCTCGGGAAGCTCTTGGCCCTCCCTGTCAAGGCGCATACGAGCTCGGTCATCACAAAGGCCAAGTGGTTCATTCCCCTCAACGCAACGAGCATTCCCTCGCCTCGCACACAGTTCGAGCAGATCTTCTATGGGCTCACGCTCTCGAAGGACACTCCGTATATCGCCTATTACACGGCCGAGACCTCTGCCCTGCGAAGCAAATTCTATGTGGAGGACCCGAAGACCAAGACACCGGTGCTGGATACCTCACTCCTTCGCGGATGGTATGAGACCACGAAGCCCTCTCGCCGTCGTCCGACTCTTCTCCTGTATCGCGGGTCGGCTCGCGGAGTCTTTCAGCGCATTGCCATCACCTCGGTCGACATCACGATCGACATTCGCAAGGGGAAGACCTCGACGGCTGGACTTGACGAGATGAAGGCTGAAGCCGATGCATGGCTTCGCTCGCTGGATGCTGTGATGCCGTTCCTGGACACCCGCGACCTGACGGCGGATCGCTGGGAGCTCATGGATATGTCGCTCGTTGCGTCCTATGCGAAGGAGGTCACGGAGTTTGATATGCTTCGGTTCCCCTGTCTTCAGTCTGTCTTCGGCGAGCAGGCGGGAACCTTTCGTCTTCTCCGGTCTGAGCAAGCCTCGGATGCGGTGTCGCGTCGGGTTGTTGATGCCTGCCAGAAGCTGAACCAGGAGGGCGCGGTTCCCACGGCCGAGTATCTTGCGACCGAACTGGAGACCTCTGTGGAGGATGCGACCCAGCTTCTCGAAGAGATCACGACCGGTGATATCAACTGCGATCGGGCTCTGCGGGATTACCCGACCCTCAAGCTGGACCGGAAGGAGGTCGAGGTCAATTTTGCCACAGATCCTGAGCGGATTCTTGCGTATGCCGACATCCTTCGGTACGTCCTGACAACCGATACCGATGCGGTCAACGCGGTCTGCCCTCGCCGGAAGGAGATGGTGACCCCGCTGGCGTCTGTCCCCCAGGAAGGCCCGGCCAATGAGGAGGATGTCGACGAGGACTTGCTTGCATTGCTTGGAGTCTCGGATGAACCCGAACCTGCGCCCGTTGCCCCTGAGCCGGTGAAGAAGTCGCGCAAGCTCAAGATTGCCGAGGAACAGACGAACACGCAGAACTACTTCAACGAGCGCCTCAAGACCTTCAACGCGGACCTCTTTGCGTCGCCGTACAGCAAGGAATGCGAGAAGTCCCAGCAGGTGATTGTCCTGACACCCGAGCAGACCCAAGCCATTCGCGACGATCCAGAGAAGGGACCGAACTATACCTATGAGACTGCGCCCGAGGGAGAGACGCTCGACATTCCGGGAGGCACGGCGATGTGTCCGCCCTTCTGGTGCATGACCGACCAGATCCCCCTTCGCGAGACTCAGCTCGTTCCCGGAGATGATGGCCTCCTTCACTGCCCGGTCTGCAATGGAAAGGTGCGCCCGAACGACAAGGTCAGCACCAAGGAGTTCTCGGTCATCAAGCGTGAGACGTCGAAGGGAAAGCGGACACCGTATCCCAAGTTCATGAAGAAGCGCGATGGCGTTCCGTGTTGCTACCCGAGTCCCTCCAAGGAATCCGTGGGACGCAATCTTCGCGCCGATGAGACCTACATCCTCAACGAGGACAGCAAGGATGTTCCTCCCGAGCGTGCAGCGAAGCTGTCTGCAGAGTTGTCGGAGCGCCTCCATGTCCCGACCTCCTATGCCACGAGCGTTGTGCGGGGACGGCTTGAGTTCGAAGCCTCCGACCTGTTTCGCATTGGGCTTGGCCGTCCGTCGGAGACCTTGCCTCGACTCTTGTCCGATCGCAGGCGGATCCCTCCTCCGTCGGAGCGTCCTGACATCGTTCGGCAGTGTTCCTTCTTCAGCACCTCGCGGTCAAAGGATCCAGTCAAGGCGTTCGCAGACGCCTATGACGCGAAGACGCTGGACCCTCTCGATGAGCTGGAGTATCTGTCGTTCGTCCTGACCTTCAGCGTGATTCTCGTCAATCCCTCGACCTTTGCCGTTCGGTGTGGGTTCCGTACCGCGTCAATCGTGACCAAGCAGAGGACGCTCATCGTCTTCAGTCGAGATGATGGTGCAGGACTGGAGGTGCTTGGAGTCATGAAGCGCGAGCGGAAGGGAAAGGGCTATGCGACGACCTATACCATCGATCGCACTCAGCCTGCGCTTGAGGCGATCACCACCGACATCGTGACCCTTCACCAGCAAGCTTGTTCCGCGGATCTCCCAAGCGTTCGCGATGCCTGGAGTGCAGCCCAGACTCTGGGGTTCGCAGATCTCGGTGTCCTGACGGATCCCAATGGTCTCTACCAAGCCTTCATCTTCAAGGGGCGTGCGATCATTCCGTTTGCGTCGACGAGCGAGTCTCCGGCTGCTGGATTCACTCCGGTCTCCACGCAGATGGTCCACGACCTTGCGGACAGCGATCTTCCGTCGTATGCAGATCAGGTCTCAGTGCTGAACCGGCTTGAGACGACCCATCGTGGGCTCTACACCTATGCGAAAGACCTCGACCACCGCAATGCAATGGGACAGATTGTTGAGATCGAGACGGCGACCCATTTCCGCATCCCGGTTCGTCCGGAAGCGAGTGAAGGGCCGAACACGGAAGTCCTCGAGACGATCCGCAAGGCCACGTCGGGGGAGCTCAAGGGAGAGCAAATCCTTGTTCGCGGAGCTCCGGACCCGGAAGGACGGGCGCTGAAGGATTCGATCGATTATGCCTCAGAGCTCTCTGAGTTTCTCCTCATGTCGCTCGCAACCGATCTCCAGACGGATGGCGATGGAGAGATCGTCGAGGCTCGCTATGCTCCGCTTCGTACAGCAATCGAGACGGGAGACAAGGTCGCGCTGAGGACCCAGCTGGAGGCCTGGTACACGGCCGAAGCCTATGAAACCAAGACGAAGACTCCCTATCAATTCCTCAGCAAGGTGCGGACTCCTTGCGGGCAACTGACGGATGAGACGACCTGCTCAAAGTCCTCGCTGTGCGGATGGCGCAACGGGGACTGTAAGGTTCAGGTTCGGACGACCCAGGTGAAGGCGAAGGAGCTTCTCGAGCGGATTCGGACCACGCTCCTCACCAATGCAAAACTGCGAGCGCTGGTGCTCGACAATCGCATGTCGCCGTTCTTCAGTACGGTCTTGTATTTGGAGATGCCCAATGAATGGATCACGACATCGTATTAAGCGCGCTTCGGGAGGGCTGCAAACATCTTCTTCATCTCAGTCGTCGGGATCCCCATCTGCTGAAGCTGAGCTCCGAGCGGGCCCGGATACTTGATCGACGCCAGCGCCTTTCCAAGGGCGCCACGCTCAGCCACCGGAGGCATCCCCCCGCGACGAGTCTTGCGACGAGAGGCCTTCGCCTTCTTCG